CAAGAGTTCATTAAAGAATATGATATAGACCATATTGATTTTTTAAAGGTTGATTGTGAAGGTGGTGAGTACGATATCTTTACTGCCGAGAACGTAGAATTTCTTAAAAACAATGTTAGACACATGGCAGTTGAGTTTCATCTCAATTGTTTTAGAGAAGCACCATACGAATGGTTAGCTTTTAGAGACCACTATATTCATAATTTCTATCGGCACGAAATTAAAGAATTACCTATGAGGTTTCTCAATGAAGATCATCGCAAAAGAGCGTGGGACACCCAGCACATTTTGAAAGAATGGCCAGTATGGAATGGTAACTTTATGGTTTACGTTACCAATTGGTAATATAAATCGGTAATATTTTTGGGCCTTGAGGGTTTTGAGTAATTGCCCTAATACCACCATTATACATTAATTCTTCAAAGATATTCCAGTTTTGTGTTCTTACTTTTTGATGCATCATATCTGTTTTGTTTTCTTCATTCACTGGTAAAAAATGCTTTAAAAAAGTATTGACCATGTGTTCAGCGGCAAAGAGACGATTATCATTATCTAAATAAAGCATTATAGCAATGTGTCTTACTTTCGTTTTAAAAAACTCTAATCTCTCTTCTGTAAAAATATCATATTCTCCGCCTTGAATATTTACTTTTAAGAAATCAATGTGCTCAATTTTGTTTTCTTCTATAAACTTGTCCCAAGAAATAACGTCAATGTTTCTTCTAAAAGGAAACATGTTTGATTGAAAAACATGATCAGCGCGATCTTGGCTTTCACCTATAGCTTTATTAATAAAATGAAGTTTTGGTTTATTTGGCGCATCTGTATACATGTATGGGCTAACATTGAAAATAGCGTTTTTCAATAGATCTACATTTGGTTCTACTACGTAAACCTCGTCAGCACCTGAATCAAGAGCATAGCAAGAAAATGCTCCGACACTTGCTCCAAGATCAACAACAATATCACCGGGTAAAGGTTTATACCACCATTCATATGTTTTTAGCGCAATAAAATGGTTATGGATTTCCATTATATTATACGTATTCAAACCGTGCGTACGTATGTTGGTATTGAGAGTATGCATATTTTTCATTAACATCACCTTATAAATAGTAAATAACAAATTGGAGGCTACATGGCTACAACTAATTATTTATCACCGGCTTCGTTCGACATTTCTATTGCGAAAATGCCAAACGTAGAATTCTATGCTCAGCAAGTGACTATTCCTAGTATCGACTCCCAAGGAGCTACTTTTGAGTCTCCTCTTAAAACTTTATATAACGTTACTGATAAATTAGTATATGGATATTTAGATGTTAACATTATTGTTGACGAAAATATGAATAACTATCGTGAAATTCTTGAGTGGCTCGAAGGAATGGGATCTCCAGAAACAAGAGGAGATCAATATAATCGAAAAATAGAAGAAGTGTCAAGCTACTATTCTGATATCACAGTGATTATACACAACAGTAAAAAGAATCCAAATAAGCGGTTTATTTTCAAAAACGCATTTCCTATTTCGATTGGACCAATTGATCTTGACATTAGACAAGAAACAATTACTTATGTTACTAGTAACGTAGTTTTCCGATACGACAATTTCATACTCGAAGATATTTAAAAAAATAATTGTGTACTTTTGCATACGTTTGTGATAGAATAACAGTGTCATAAAACTAGAGATACATTATGGAAGAAATAAGTGAGATGTGGGCAAAAGATGCGCCTATCGATGAAACCAACCTAGTTGGTGAAAGTAAAAAAATCCCGCTACTTCATAGCAAATACTATAACCTTTATTATAAAGAAGTATTGCGTGTTAAAAAGCTTAAAGCAGAATACAAAGAGCTTGAGCATCTTAAGCGAGAATATTATGATGGATCTATCGACGAAGAGACTTTATCTGAAATGGGGTGGAAGCCTTTTCAGCTCAAAGTCTTGCGTGGTGATCTTGATAAATATATCCAAAGCGACAAAGATGTTATTAACTTGAGCTTAAAGATTGACTTTCATAGTGCAAACGCAAACTATTTAGAGGATATCATTAAGACAATACACTCAAGAAACTTTGTCATTAAATCAATAATTGACGTGTTAAAGTTCCAGGCTGGTGATTATTAATGTTAGATAAAATCGTTAAATTTTTTGAAAGACCGCTTGATCAAAATCCTATCGACAAAGCAATTGTCGAGCAGCTACCAGGTGACGAAAACCCTCATGTAAAAGAAGTGTATCAAGCCCGATGGGTGTGGTATCACACTATTCTTGCGATTGAGCTTTTGTGTACCAACATTCTTTTACTACTGATTCTTTTTGTTTTGGCTTTGAAATGACCGATGTTGTTAATGTTGAGTTTTTAAATTCAGTACACATGAGAATTAAAGCGGATTCTGGAGTTCTTCAAGAGCTTTCAGAACGCTTTTCTTTTCGGCCGCAAGGGTATCAATTCAACCCAAGATATAAGGCCCGATATTGGGACGGGATTATTCGCTTGTTTAATCCACACAAACCTATACTCTATGTTGGATTAGCTTCTCAACTTCAAGATTTTTGCGAGACTCGTGGATATCATCTCAATTTGCCCGATGAAATAGCAGACGAAGAAATTGATAATGATTATGGATACGCGCTTGCAAAAGACATCGGTTGTAAGTTTGAACCAAGAGATTACCAAAACGAATATATTGTTACAGCGTTGAAAAAGAAAAGATCTCTTTCACTCTCACCAACTTCTTCTGGTAAGTCTCTTATCATTTATTTGATTCAACAACATTACTATCAATGCTTTGGGCATAGAGCATTAATTATTGTTCCGACGATTGGATTAGTTCACCAAATGGCAGGTGACTTTAAAGATTATGGTTGTGATCCGGATTTGATTTATACAATTCAGGGTGGTGTCGATAAAAATACGAAAGCCCCGATTGTAATTAGCACTTGGCAATCTCTTGTTAAACAACCAAAGGATTGGTTTGACCAGTTTAGAGTTGTACTTGGTGACGAAGCACATCTATTTCAAGCTAAGTCTCTTACTACGATTATGGAAAAACTTACGCATTGTAACTATAGACATGGGTTTACCGGCACTCTAAAGTCAGACGAGTCTAAAACCCATCAGCTTGTACTTGAGGGTTGTTTTGGTGAAGTCAATCGCTTCGTATCGACAAAAGATTTAATTGATCGTGGTACGATTGCAGACTTTAACGTAAAGGCTATTATATTAAGTCATGCACCCGAAGCAAGAAAACAATTTAAAGATGCACTGAAAGGCATTGACACAAAAAAGAAATGGCCGGCTGAGAGACAATTCATTACTAATCACGAGAAGAGAAATCTTTTTATTCGAAATCTTGTTTGGTCTCTTGAAGGACAAAATAATCTTATTCTTTTTGATCTCGTCGAAAAGCATGGTAAAGTATTAGAACCTTTGCTGCGCAAAGACGGACGTGAACTTCACTTTATCTATGGTGGAACATCTGGCGAGGATCGTGAATACATAAGACAACTGGTTGAAAATGATCCTGAAAAAAAGCATGATATTCTTGCTTCTTATGGTGTCTTTTCTACTGGAGTCAATTTAAAAAAACTTGATAACGCTATCTTTGCGTCTAGTTCTAAATCTGAAGTAAAGGTTCTCCAATCAATTGGTAGAACTTTGCGTAAAGGAAATGATGCTGATAAAGCTACACTTTATGATATCACTGATGATCTTTCTATTAATTCGTATGAAAATTACACTCTTAAACATTTTAGGAAAAGGATTGACATATATGGCAAGGAAGAATTTCCATACCGAATCTACACTGTGGAAATATAGTATTACCTATAACTCCTTTATGGGAACATGAACATTACCTTTAACTTTTTGGTGGATAAGTAGATTCTACCACAACGCTCAGAAGATGTCAACTACTTTATGCATTAATGTATATCAATTACCATTATTACATACTTTTTTGCATATTAATAAAAAAAAGGTGTACAATTCTGCTCTATTATGGTAGAATAGCATAGTAATTTTGAGAGGTACTCTTATGGCTAAAAAACGCAACTACGTTAATAACAAAGATCTTTTGCAAGCATTAATCGACTACAGAAATGCGTGTCGAGAAGCAGAAGAAATTGGCGATACAAAACCAAGAATTCCAGACTACATAGGCAAGTGTATTTTTATGATGGCGAATCGTTTAGCTACACGTCCTAATTTTTCTGGTTACTCGTATAAGGAAGATATGATTTCAGATGGGATTGAAAATTGTATTCAATACATCCACAACTTTAATCCAGATAAGTCAGAAAATCCTTTTGCTTATTTCACACAAATTATTTGGTACGCTTTCTTACGCCGTATTCAAAAAGAAAAAAAGCAAATGTATATTAAGTTCAAAGCTTCACAAAATATGTTTACAGACTTAGACGTTATTGACTCAGATGATCATGCTATGATAATGAATCAACAACCCGAATACATTAGCGAGTTTATTAGTGAGTTTGAAGAAAAAGTAATGAAAAAGAAGAAAGACTAGATGAAAATTGCAATCGTAACAGACATCCACATTGGTGGTCGTGGTGATAGTCAAATCTTTTCTAAGTTTCAAGAAAAGTTCTTTATGGAAGTTTTCTTTCCCTATGTTGATGAGCACGATATAAAAGTTGTATTCGATCTTGGTGATACGTTTGATCGTAGAAAATACATTAACTATTTGAGCCTTAAAAGAAGTAAAGAGTTTCTTTTTGATCAGCTAGCAAATCGAAACATAGACTTTCATGCTTTGGTTGGTAATCATTGTACATTTTATACGAACACCAATGAAGTCAACTCAATGCAGCTTTTGCTAGACGACTATCCTACATTTAAAATTTATGAAAGTAAAGCCGAAGAGGTTACGTTTGGATCTACTACTTTCCTTATGCTCCCTTGGCTCTGCCGCGATAACGAACAAGAAAACTTTGAAATCATTGCCAAGAGTAAAGCAAATATAGTAATGGGTCATTTAGAAGTCAGAGGATTTGAAATGATGAAAGGCATGCCTTGTAATGATGGTATTGATATGAATGTGTTTAAAAATTTTGAGTCTGTTTATTCTGGTCACTTCCATCATCCCTCACGTCACCAGAACATTGAGTATCTCGGCGCTCCTTATGAAATGACATGGTCAGATTACCAAGGTAGTCGAGGCTTTCATGTGTTTGATACAGAGACTCGTGAAGTAACTAAAATTGAAAATCCATTTAGAATGTTTCATAAAATTGAGTACGATGATTCTAATATGACGATCGATGACGTAGCTCATCTCGATACATCTAGTTATAAAGATACATATATTAAAGTCATTGTAAAAAATAGGTCTAACGCCTACATTTACGATATGTTTATGAATAGGTTAAATGACGAAGGAGTTGCTGACATCAAAGCAATTGATGATGCACTTAACTTAGAATCTTCTGGTGTTGAAGAAATTTTAGACGAAACGAAAGACACTACAGAAATTCTACACAACTATATTGATTCATTGGAAACAACAGCAGATATAAACGCCGTTAAGAAAACGGTTGATGAATTATATCAAGAGGCTTTAAGTATAGCATGAGATTACATTTTAAAACCCTGCGTTATAAAAATATATTATCGACTGGAAACGCTTTTACTACAATAGATCTCGACAAAAAGAATTCAACACTTATTAGTGGCTCTAATGGCGCTGGTAAATCAACATTCTTAGATGCAGTCGTATTTGGTCTATATGGTAAACCTTTTCGTAAAATTAATAAACCACAGCTTCTCAACTCTATCAACAACAAAGGATTGTTAGTTGAGTTAGAGTTTAATGTAGGAGGATCTAACTACATTGTAAGAAGAGGCATCAAACCTACAATCTTTGAAATTATTAAAGATGGTGAGATTATAAATCAAGACGCTGCAAAGAAAGACTACCAAGCTTATCTCGAGCAAAATATTCTCGGTATTAACTATAAATCTTTTAATCAAATTGTAGTTTTAGGTAGTGCAACCTATATTCCTTTTATGGAATTGCCAGCTCATACTCGACGGGATATCATCGAAGATCTTCTTGACATTCAAGTCTTTAGTACAATGAACCTTCTTGCTAAGGAAAGGCTCAGTGCAAATAAAGAAATGATTAATGATAACAAGTATCGTTCTGAAATTGTCGAGTCAAACATTCTTTTGACCGAAGAAAACAATGCTGAAATCACAAAGATTCGTCAGGTTGAAGTTGATAAGATTAAAGATAAAATGCAAGAGCATATTAATAATATTGAAGAAAAGCAAGCGTTGATTGAATCGATTGAAGATATTATCAATTTAATGATCTCGCAAATCGAAGATAAAAGGTCGAATAAAGAAAAATTAGAAAAGACTTTATCGGTTCAAAGAGAATTGATAGCAACTAAGAAAAGGCACGAAAAAGAGATATTATTCTACCACGATAATGATAATTGTCCTACGTGCAAACAAGGTATAGATCACGAGTTTAAAGCAAGAACAACAATCGAAAAACAAAAAAAGACAGAAGAACTTACAGCAGGTATTAAAGAACTTGAAACCAAGATTCAAGAATATCAAACTAGAGCTGATAGGATCTCAGAAGTTGAAGATCAAATCAAAGCAAAGAATCTTGATATTAGTGAACAGCGAGGTGAAATTCGAATATCTAAGAATGCTCTTAATTCATATAAAAAGGATCTCGAGCAGGCAGAAGAAGAAGTAGAAAAGGTTGATAAGACAGGTCTAAAGAAACTAAAAAAAGAAATGTGCGAGCTTCAAGCAGAGCAGCAACAATTGTTTAATGATCAAACTACGTTGAATGTTGTTTCTACTATTCTTAAGGATGGGGGTATTAAAACTCGAATCATTCGTCAATATATTCCAGTAATGAATAAGCTTATAAACAAATACCTTTCAGCTTTTGAACTTTTCGTTGACTTTCATCTTGACGAGAATTTCAATGAAGTTATCCGCTCGCGCTTTAGAGATACGTTTTCTTATGGTTCATTTTCAGAAGGCGAAAAACTAAGGATATCACTTTCAATCATGCTTGCTTGGAGATCGGTCGCAAAACTTCGCAACTCAGTCTCAACAAATTTATTAGTACTCGACGAAACTCTTGACGGCGCACTCGATAGTGTTGGTATTGAGTCGCTCATTGAGACTCTACATAATCTCAATACTAATGATAACATATTCGTTATATCACACAGAGGTGATCAGTTTGCTGAAAAATTTGCAAATCATATTCGTTTTCACAAAGTTAAAAACTTTAGTGAGATTGCTGCATAGTGCACTTTTACGTACATATAAGTGTCAACAAAGTGCACTTTTACGTACATAAAAATGTATATAGTGGTTGACATTTACAATTGTTTGTGGTAGAATAGCACCATGATTAAGAAATTTTATACAAATGTTGAACGTTGGGGTAATCAAATTCTCTGGCGTGGTTATGATGAAGAAGGTAGATTTCAGCGTAAAGTTACGTTTAAACCTACCATGTATACCACTGGTAATCCTAAGAAAGAGTCGAGCCTATACAGATCTCTGATTGGCAACAAGCAACTCTTTCCCATGCAGTTCGATACTATGCGCGAGGCAAAGAACTTTATCGAAGAGTATAAAGATGTCGGTGGCATGGAAATCTATGGTAATACTAATTTTATTTCTCAGTTCATTCAGCGAGCTTATCCTGGAGAAATTGAGTTTGATCAGGACCGAATCAACATTGTTTCTTTTGATATTGAGGTTGACATTAGCGATGGCTATCCTAACGTTGATGAAGCTGACAAGGAAATCACCTCAATCGCATATAAGTCTTCCCTCTCTGACAAGTATATCCTACTCGGTCGCAAAGACTATGATAAGTATCAGACGACAACAGACATCGACCCCGATGATATCGAGTTCGTAAAGTTTGACACTGAGCTTGAATTACTTCGCTACTTTGTTAAAGTTTGGCGTAAGAATTTTCCGGATATTGTTACTGGTTGGAACGTCGAGTACTTCGATATCTCATATATCGTGACTCGAATCATTAGGCTCTGTGGAGAAGAGATGGCTCAACAGCTCTCTCCCTGGGGCTCCATTCGAAAAACTGTGCGTGAGTTTTTTGGTAAACCTCAAAGCACTTATGAAATTAAAGGTCTCAGTGTTATTGATTACATGGATGCTTTTAAAAAGTTTGGGTATAAGTATGGTCCTCAAGAATCATACAAACTCGATCACATTGCTCATGTAGTTCTCGGTGAGAAA